GTCAATGTCGGTGATTGGGTACAAGCCCAGACATCGAGCTTAGTAGATTTGGCAGAGCAACGCTCTTTCTGCTATTCGATCAAACACGAACTTCGTGTCGAAACAAAATTGCGCATTAATGAAGTCGAGCAATTCACTAGACTCTACCCAGAGCTTGGGGGTTCAGTTGTTCATGAACATCCCATTGATCTTGATGAGGTTTTAGCGACTGAATTACTGTCACATTATGAACGACATATCTTCTATGCCGGTGATACAAAAATCGTCTCAGACGCGTTCCTTAACTGGAAACGTGGGCTGGACGCTTTCGTATTATCAAACAAACCTTTAATCAAAGCACTAAGGAGCTTAAAATGAGTCAAACTCAAATTTTAACACGCGATGCAACAGGCGTTACTTTTGCAAACCCCACTGACCCGGATTACCGCGTCCGCTTCAAGACTACTTCTTCACAGAAGTCCTTGAATGGCGTGAGTGTGATGAACTTTGTCACCGAAATTATCGTGAACGATAACGTGCAGGTCGCATTGGGTAACACCACTGCGAATGATCCTGTCGCTATTCGTATTCGCGTATCCGGTTCGTTGGCTTCTGCCGGCCGTCGTGATGCAATTTTGAAAAATATTGCCTCGCAACTTGCCAGGTGGGCTGACGAAAATGTGTTCGCGGGCTTCGAGCCCAAGACCGCACCCAACATCGTTGGTTAAGGGGAACACCAAATGGAACAAAGCACAACCCGTGCCTTTCAAAAGGTTCTTAAAGGCTTTAGCTTTACAAAAGCTGCGTCTTTTTCTGAGGATTTCGCGCAAACGCGTTTTCTTAAGAAGTTCGAAGAGCCCAACCGTGAAAAAGAAGTCGACCTCAAGCGTGAAGCTTGGGACAGTTGGTTGGCTTTTGATTGCAACCTACCTGAACTCGGACTACTCCCTCGGGAGTGGTATATCGCACGACACGCGCTTCAGCGCATCGGTCAGTATAAGAGAACCGAAATTCCCTTCCCACAAGGAAGCGAGTTTTCACCTACACGCGGGCATAATTCAATTGAAGCCCGGCTGTGTGAGAGTGAATGGACGTGTACATACGACAACTGGGACGAATTCGTCACCGTTGCGTATACGCACAGAGGTCTCAAGTATGCTGTCAAAAAGCGATTCGAATCCTGGTTTGCAAAACGGTTTCCACATGAATCAATTTCGTCTGCACACACCATGT